TGTCAATATTATTTCTGGATGGCAGCAATACAAACTGCGCTCAATAATGTACAAAGCGACGAATATCAAAGACCGTACTTATGGAATCAGTTGTATTAATGAATCTAAAAACCGAAATTATGCTAATGGTGGTAGTATTTATCGCCCTTGCATTAATAGTTTGGGGTATTTGGGGTGATTCGACAATTAATTGTGTTCCATCAGCTGAAGTTGGACTTGGATTAAATCCTCCACCTATTAAACAAGGATAAAAATATATTTTATTGAATAATTTTGCCATATATTCAATAAAAACATGAATTACATTCGGATGTAATTGTATTTGACGAGTCCGTATAGTACAGCAAACAAAACAGCACTAATTACAGCACAATATATTAATATTTTTGTTAAGTTTCTAGAGACTTTTCCTTTTACCTTTTTCTGGAACATTTTCATATTTGACATATACAATGCAGCAAATACGACGACAGGAATGCCAATACCCACTCCAATCATTTTATAATTAGTGGATTTGGAAGCAGGTTTTGGTGTGGATGCCGAATCGCTACCACCTGCCGACATTGATGCTCTTTTGTCGCTATGATTGTCAGGAACAGAATTATTAATTTCCTTTGCACTATCGGCCAAACTTTTTTCTAAGGATTCAATTTCTCTTTCAAGACTTGCACTCATTATACATAATGTAATATTTTAACATATCACTAGATGGTTAATAGATAGGGCTTCAGTTGTAAAAAGCCACCATATCCATTATTTTTCATATAATTTAATAATTGGCTTGGACGAATATCTCGTGTATTTACATCCACCAATAATCTGTATATATCTGTAAAATATAAAGGCTTTGATATAAACGACGATACCATTTTCGAACCTGAACCATATCTGAAACCTCGCATAAATACGTCAGGCGAATTCAATAATTCTTTACGTGTTTTATTTTTATATTCTAAATAAATTTTATCGAGCACGTCTCTTATATTTTTATAAACAACTATTGGAATATTTGCACTATACATTTTGATATTAGATCCATCGGGTAATTCATAGTAAACACCATCATTACCTACATGAAATGCCAATAATATATTTGCATTGTTACTATGATCGGCGGGATAGAAATTTTCATATTCTGCAATCGATTCCTTTAACATTTCTGTACTTTCGATTCCATTGAGATGTTTATTGTACATATGTGCGATATGTTGTTCAGAACCACCATCATAAATTTTTGTAACAAGATCAGAAACGGATGTTGCTCTGAAATATTTGAGCATTAATGATATGTCGTATGGTGAATACGTATTTAGGTCGGCAATAATTTCACTTTTTATGGAATTGTTATTGCCTGTCTCGATTTCAGGAATTGGTGTATCGGAGCTCATTATATTGTATACAGATAATGGTATTTATTAATCGCCAATTTGATGTAACCATGGCACCTGCAAATTGCAATCCTGGATGTAATACTCACGAAATGATGACAAAAAATGCAACTTTTACCGAAGCCGCAAATATTCACAGTATATACCAAAATCGTGGCTATGAATGTCAAAAGAAAATGTGTAAGTCGATGCATGGATGTGATAACCCGTTAGAATGTGCACACTTGGATGGTTTTGATAAAATTAATGAATTTTGTGGACCGATAAATACGGGAGGTGTTTACAAAGATGGTGCTTGGTGGAATATTATACCAAGCGATACTCATGAACAACAACTACAGGCAACTAAACATGCGACAAATCTGAGCGTATTGCCCACTTTTAATAATGTGTTAGGTATGTATTGATTCACTGGGCGCAATAAAATATAACTGTGAAAATTCAAAATTCATAATGTTTCGTAATATTAATGGCTAAACACGAAGTATTTGTATGGTTAACCGTACTTTTGGTAGTTGCAGTTGCAATGTATGTTATGTACTATGATGATAAACATAGTGATAAAACTGGTGCCCCTGTCCATGAAACTCCATTAAAACCCGCTGATCATCCAGCCACCAAATTAAAATCGGAACTCGAGGCTGCTGTCCGCAAAGAAATTGCCGAACTTAAACATAAATTGGATGAGGCTGTCGAAATGTGCAAAGCTACATGCGCTCAGCAGAAAATGCCCGCATCTGAATGTGAAAAACATTGTGATCAACTTCGCGCCCAAGCTGTTAATTACATGAGAGCTGCATGCAAAAACAAATCATTCAAAGCATTTGATTACTGCAAATCGAAATGCGGTGGCAATGTTGGATGCACCCAGCTTTGCGACAAATTGATCGATGAAATGTGTGCACAACTTGAACAAGAACTTGGTCACTAAGCGCCAAATCCAAACAATTTTATATAGTTTTTACAAATAACTATATAAAACAATCCAAAAATCGATCTAATTAATTGTCTACCGACCTATCAGAGTCAGCTGTATCTTCTACAGCGACATTGAAATGTAAGTCTTCTAATTTTTCACGAATTTCGCTCAAACTAACGGTATCTGTATCGATATCCAAATCCAGAAAATCAATTAGCTCATTATTCGGATATATTTTTCCATGATACCATAATCCGTTTTCATCGGAATATTTCATTACAGCATTAAATGCACGAGTTTTTGTTGTTTTGGGTTCATCGAGACCCATAAATGCCGCAAGATCGCTAGAAACCTCTTCAGATTTAGCAAATCCACTTTGAGAAATGCGACGACTATTTCTATCCATGTAAAAATGCGTTCCTTCCGGATCTCCATCCACTGCATCAATAATTATAGCTGAATCATCCATAAACGAATCCGATTCGGTAGATTCATCATCTACAACTTCACGCCTGAATAAATAATCATTAATATGTGCAGGTACACTTGGGTAACATACCATGAATGTTGCAAGAACCGAAATCGTAAACAAAGAATATACATAATTAATACCTATAAATGGCAATAAGATAACTGCATAATAAATCCATCCCTTGAATGAAAAACTTACGGGATTTTCGTTGGCAAAGGTATCAGATATTTTGTCGACTAACATTCTAAGTTGCTTGGTAGTAGTTGTCGACATTACAGAGTCAAAATCCTTAACTCTCACGTATAAGCTATGTGGTATATTTATAACTTCAAGATATCCACATCTAAATTTATTATCACAAATAGTCGGACGATAGGACTTTAGTATGACCTATATATAATGGAATCCGAACAAACATTTAATGATGATAGGGTGCAAGTGATTATTAGTCGTCTTAAATTTATGTCAAAAATAAAAACGGGTGAAAAAATAAACATTCGTGAATTATATATTAGAGACAATGAAAGTGTCGTACAGCGTTTTTTACGATCTATAAAAAATTATGCTACGATTATTTCAGGCGCAGAAATTGTTGAATCAAAGGACGCAACATTACAATTTATACGCGAAACGCTCAACACAGCCATCGATTTGATTATTATTTACAAAGGACAGGATGATCAATTCAAAAATAAATTGGCAGAATTGTTAATAAAAAATCTCGAAGACGCAAAGGGTGGAATTTCTAATATAATTAATACATACAACTATGATCGCAAGTTTTTGGCGGAAGCGAGTGCAACAATCGAAACAATTGAAGCAAAAATAAGCAGCATGAAGGAAAAGAAACTAATAAGTAGCGATACATTGACAGATTTATCATTTATGCTAGATAGAGGTGAATAAAGTGGGTGTATTTTATATGAAATGCGGCGTCTCATATATAAAATTGTTGTAATTATAATGACGACATTGTCGTCAAATATAGAAATAATAAGTACAATGCTTATTGATCATCCCATTGATACGAAATTTTTATTAGGAGAGGGAACTTTTTGTAAAATATATAAAACAAAAACGGATTATGCCCTTAAATTTATAAAAGAAACTGGTTTTGTAAACGAAATCATAAATGAAACCATTTTCCTCAATTATTTATCACATCCTAATATATTAAAGCCAATTTCTGTGCAATTCAAACCATATATGATGTTAATGCCAATGGCCGATTATACATTAAATGATATACAATTTGCATTGACGGTGGATAATATAAAATCCATTTTTAAGCAAATTTTGATGGGTGTCGAGCATATTCACAGTAAAAATATAATACACAGAGATTTAAAACCATCAAATATACTTATAAACCATAATAGAAACAGAGACGACGAAACTCCTAAATATACTGCATTATTATCGGATTTCGGCCTTTCTATTCCAGATCACAAATTCCCAAAAAACCACGAAATGGTCACAATTTGGTGGAGGGCCCCTGAGATGTGCTATGGTGAAACTAATTATACAAAAAGTATCGATATTTGGAGCGTTGGTGTTATGTTGTTTAATGTATTTGCTGGATGTGTACTTATGAAAGAAAAAACCCCCGAATTTTTTGTTCGAGATATTGTGTCTCTGATTGGACGTCCAACCACACAAACATGGAATAATACAGAAGCCGTTAATTATTTTTCAAGAATAAAACCGTCCAAGTCTAATAATTTGGAAATTGCAGAAGTTTGGAATGAAATATCTAGAAACGATCACGATTTGTATGATTTATTGCGTGGAATGTTGTGTTACAGAGACACACCGAGATTTACTGCAACACAAGCACTAAAATCACCATGGTTTGATGATATAAAACCAAAAAAACGCGAAATTAGTGAACAACTGCCGCCACCACCGCCACCCATAACAATTTTAAATGAAAGTGCCGATGAAGTTTCCAGAATTTGTAAATCATATAAGGTGACATCCAAATTTGCAGCATTGGTTGCACATTTGATAAAAAAATACGATTATTCATTTTCAATCCATTATCTTATATTGATTGTAAACAATTTATATGATGACTATTCCAGTAAATCATTTAAACATATAAATACGGTATTTTCTATATTAACAGCTACAAAATTAGATATTTATTTGGATTCAAATGTCACAATTGTTGAATCCGAATAATGTTTTATTAAAGTTCATAATTGATTATAACAGCCTGTATATAATCAATTTACAAAATTTGTATATTTTTATCAAAAATCAGTGTATAGAGACAGTTATGATATTTACTGGGTGCACTGTTGTAAAAATTGCACTAAATCCTCATAAGAACGATTTCCTTCATATTCAATAGTCGCGCTTGGATTTTCAAGACCTTTACGGCAATATTTAATGGTAGGGAATCCTCTCACACCATGAGCGCTTGTCAATTCGTGATTTTCTGCTCCATTTACCTTTATAATCTGTACACCAGCCTGGCCGTTGTGTGATTGCATCAATTGATCCCACGCAGGCATCATATTTGTACAATGTCCACATCCAGGGGAGAAAAACATTACAAGAACTGCACCAGAATTGTCCTGCTGGAGAGGTTGGCGAGGCGGAGGTTTGGCTACCGATTCATCTTCGAAACGAACCTTTTTGGCATTCAATGATTCAGTACCCTTGTTTCCGCGAAAATAGAAAAAGAGGGCAACAACCAATGAACCAACCGCAACTGCAAGAATTACCTTTTGAGTAGTCGTCATGTCATTTAGAAACCCCATTATTAATTATAAAAGATTTCCTTATCACTGGGCGCAGTGAATCACGCTAGCGAATGTTTACGTTTGCTACGCCTTCGGCTCCGCTGCACGTAAACATCGCTAATGTCATTTATTGAGTCCATACTACCAAAGTTTAAAAATTGATTACGCTGCGTATAATCAATTTTACAAATTTAAATTATTCTATTTTTTTGGACCCAATAAATGACTTTGAGGGTTAAGCGAAGGCGCTAGCCGGAGCTTAATCCCTCAGCGTCATTCACTGCGCCCAGTGATGCTCCCAGTGACAGTGAAGAATTCCGTATCATCGTCGTCGACGTTTTCAGTTCCAAAATCTCCTAATATTCCCATATATGAAACATCCTGAATATTTTTATTAAATTTGTTTTGCAATGCGATGGGAGCTTCCCCTGGACTAAAATCACTCTGATAATCAGGATTTTCTATATCATACAACGGATCTGATTTTTTAACAACTAAACTATCACATCGATTATGTAACCTAATATCATCCATTTTCATATTTCTTAGTTCATTTTCAAACATTTCATTTTTACGAAATTCCGGAATATTAAAAACAGAAGCAGTAACTTTTGGTGAAGAATTATTAACTACTTCCGAACCCATGCGTTTTAGCATGACATTACTAAACATTCCACCTAACAATGGATTAGGAGCTGTATCCGATATATCAGTTACATTACTTTCATTAGAACTCATTTGATGTGTATATCTTATAAATTTCTTGTATTGTTTTCCTAATTTCTTCAAATATACGGTTTCATACCATTTGTATACACCTTCTGGGATCGAAGGGGCTCCATTTAATATAATATCATAGCTCATTCTCGTTGTTTTTACAAATGCCTCGCAATTCGATCTAGATGCCCGAGGCATTACAAGTTCACTATCGATTGTATGTACGAGCTCGATATAAGCGCTCGCAGTATCACTATTGTCCTTTACAAGTATAGAATAATTCTGGGTTTTTTGAATTGCTGCCAATATCGCAGAAATGATAGAAAAACACCCTAACACAACTTCAAGATATATATTTTGAGTACTTCCAATGGATGCTCCAATTAAAGTAGTCCCTGCAAGACCACTTAATACAATACTTGGAACGGCAAGCAGTTTGTCCTTGTTTGAAAACTCAGAGCGGCATTTAGTGTGTAAAATATGCCGGGCACTACATTGATCCTTCCAATTTGTTAATAATTCTTCTGTTATTTCACTCCATTCCATTAACTATTCTTCGTTTTTACACTATCAGTGGGCGGTAGTAGTAGTGACCATTAGTTATCAGCCACCCTCGGTCCTTTAATCTGTTAATATATAGTAATGCCAACTTCTGGTTTTTTTCAACAAGAACTTGATCCCAATTTCCGAATTTGGATGTCGGACAAAAATATTAAATATATTCAGAATGAAATAGCAAGACGGCTGTCAGAGAAATATACAGAGCAAATTTCGGTCGAATATGATAGAATTTACAATATGCTGGTTACAGAGCACGATAGATGGCGCGGTCCTCTTCGCCTCAACGAGTTACTCGAAAAAGTCATATGCGATTTTGTAAAAGATATCGATACAGATATTCAATGGCGAAATCGTTTCAATGATTACAATCCTCGGACTCTTTACTTTCCAGGCACCGGAATCACCCGCGAAGAAAAAGTAAAATTAAATCCCGGATATAAATGGGAATTTCAAATGAATTATTGAACGCAGTAATACAAATGGGTACATACCACTATAGTTCAAAAATTGATTATATACAGCATAATCAATTTTATAAATTTACTGTGATGTACCCATTGATTCGCCGAGCTACAAAGGGAGACAATTCAATGTTTGCAAAACACCACGAATTTTAACAGTATATATATTCTTCGATTACTGGTATTATTTTTACATCCTTTCCGTCCGAATAGGTCACTATGATGTTAATTACATTGGTTTTAAATGAAATACATCCGCAAAATTTAGATTTAATGGTTGAATTCTTGAGAATTGCCGTCGATCCAGCATCAAACAGTTTGTAATAACTATCTACATGGGATCTCAGTTGTTCCAGGGATGTAGCTTCAAATGTTATCCATTCCTTGGGCTTTTTGCGGATCTTGGGTTTTTGGTGGATACAGGACGTTTTCGGCGGGATGTGCCTTGTACCATAGCTATATACCCTGAACACCTTGAGGACCGTTGATTTATCATTGGTGGTACTAGCAGTATTGGTTGATTCAGTGGACGTTGACATATCGAAAATATACAAATTAGTGATTTGTACACTATATATTCACTTTTTCACGTATGCACCGTGAATCTTCATCGAGCTACACAGCTATAGCCTGTCAAAATTCGTGGTGTTTTTGCAAACATTGAATTTCCTCCCTTTGTATATTCTTCGATTACTGGCAATTTTACAGACTTTCCGCTTGAATAGGTTACTATAATATTAATTACATTGGTTTTAAATGGAATACATCCGCAAAATTTCGATTTAACGATCGAATTTTTGAGAATTGCGTTTGATCCAGCATCAAACAGTTTGTAATAACTATCTACGTGGGATTTCAGTTGTTCCAGAGATTTAGATTGAAATGTGGTTGATACTGCCGTCGAATTAGCAGTATTGGTTGTTTCCGTTGATGTTGACATCTCGAAAAAGTACAAACTTAGTGGTTTTCACATTATAAATTCACTTTATCACTGGGCGCAGTGAATCACGCTAGCGAATGTTCACGTGGATCACTCCGCCTGCGGCTTCGTTCTCTCACGCGAACATCGCTACTGTCATTTATTGAGTCCATAAAACTATTGAATACATCATGTCTTACAGTTGTGGTGTGTTTGATGTAGCGAAGCCGAAGGCGTAGCGAAATCAAATACACCTCAAGCGTGATACACGGCGCATACGTGTGAAAGTGAATTTTAATAATTGTATTTAATTATTTATTAACCTATGAGTAAAGTTCATCGAAAATCTAAACCAACTGATATAAATGGCATCCAATTCGGAGTTTTATCCCCCGATGAAATTCTTAAAATGTCAGTCTGTGAAATTACAAATCCTCGAATTTTACAACCATCCAATAATACCGTTTATGACAAACATTTGGGTCCATATAAATCTACAGATGAATGCGCTACCTGTAAGCACGGTTTAAATAAATGCCCCGGTCATTTTGGCCATATTAATTTAAATTATCCAATTATAAACCCACTTTTTAAAAAATATGTCATCAATTTCTTAGAATGCGTTTGTATTGAATGCTCAAACCTCAAAATTACAAAAGATGAGCTCAAATTATACAATGGTATGAACGACCAAGATCGCATTATCAGGTACAAGGATCGCATCAAAGAAAATATCGAACTTTGCAAAAGCAGGGATTATTGTAAAGAATGCAACATCGAATATCCCGCCATCAAGGAAAAAAACGGAATTATCTATAAAGTATACAAAATTGACAAGAAAAACGTAGATATTATGATGGATAATCGCGAAGTTCGACTAATTTTGTCAAGAATCCCCGATGACGTAATTTCATTAATCGGTTTTCAACCACAAATTCGCGCATATGGTGCCGAAAACGACAACAACGACGAATTCAACGTTCCATTGTCCACATTCCGACCAGAATGGATGGTATTGACCGTATTACCAGTAATTCCACCAATGGCCCGTCCACCCACAAACGAAGGCGACGAACGAAGCGATGACGACCTTACAATCAGTTATACCGATATTATTAAAATTAACAACCAATTGGAATCCATAAATATCGAAGAAAATGCCCGGAAAAAAGCAATAAGCGAATTATCCAAGCAAATAAAAGGTTTATTCGACAATAGCGACAATGTTGTTATTAGAAATTCCACAAAACCGTCCCGCGGTATCAAAGAGCGAATGAGTGACAAAAATGGACACGTTCGCGGTAAATTGCTTGGAAAACGCGTAGATTTATCAGCTCGCACTGTAATCACCGCCGGTCCTAACATTAAAATCAATGAATTAGGTGTTCCTCATAAAATCGCCGAAAAATTATCATACCCCGAACGCGTCACTTCCAAAAATATCGATCATTTGACGCAGCTCCTCGCCGACAAAAAAGTAAATTCTTACAAGCGAGGCCACAAAAAATATATGATTATCCCACACATTCCAATCCCCCATAAACTAAAAATCGGAGATATTGTATATCGTCAATTACAAAATGGAGACACTGTGATTTTCAACCGCCAACCTTCCCTTCACAAAGGAAGTATGATGAGCCACAAAGTTCGGCTCATTTATGGAAAAACATTCCGCCTCAATTTAGCTGTTACAAGTCCCTACAATGCCGATTTCGATGGCGATGAAATGCAGCTCCACGTCCCCCAAGATCCAGATACTGTTTTTGAAGCCGACAAAATCATGAATGTCAACAATATTATTGTGTCGCCCCAAGCAAACAAACCAATCATTGGAATTATCCAGGATGCACTAGTTGGATGCTATCTATTGACAAAAGGCGACAACAAAGTTCCTGTGGTGCGATTCAACAATTGTGTATTGTCGGCCGGTGGTGACAAATGTCCGAAATATGTAAAAAAACTCCCAGGATTAAAACGTCGATGGTTGGCGACGACAAAAGGAGCCAAAGATGCGGTTTTTTACAGTGGAAAGAATTTATTCTCTATATTGTTGCCCGAAAATTTCAACTATAGCCGGAAAAACGATGCTGATATAAAAAACCCAACCGTTGTCATTAAAAATGGTATTTTGGTGGCGGGCACCATCAACAAAAGCATCATTGGAAGCTCCCACGGATCTATCATCCACAAATTATACAAAGAATACGACGAAAAAGTTGCATCGGAATTTTTGTCAGCTATCCAATTTCTTGTAAACAGATGGCTCAGCTATTATGGATTTAGCGTCGGGATCAGCGATTTCATGGCCGCTGACGAGCATATCGAACCAGAACGGAAAAATGTCGCGAGGCGTGTAAACCTCAAAATCAACAAAATAAAGGCCAATACCCATTATACCGAGGATACCAAGGAGTTTAAGATTAGTAGTTTACTGAATAACGCATCACAGGAACTTAAAATTAATGGATTTGGAAGT